GGCTATTACGGTCATTGGCCGCGCGTCAAGTTCGGCATGATGCCGCCGGAAGGCGGGATTTATCAGGGAAAATTAGTGAAACTGGAGCCGGCGATCTCGACTATCCATTTGAAAGCATACCCGGACGGCACCATCGAGCACGAAGAAGAATTCCTGGTGACGGATGCCGGCCGTACTGCACAAAAGATGTTCGAGAGCAAAAAGGGCGGGTTCTCGTCGGCGCTGAGTGAGGTTGAAGGGCGTTTCTTTGGTTTCGATTATGTCAATGAGCCCAACTTCGATGACAACCGTGGCTATGTGCTGGACGCCGCTACGGACGACGGCGGCGCGATTCTGGATGATGCCGTCATTGCCGACTACAACCAGAATTTGCACGGGATGCTGGCGTTGCTGGATAGCGCACAGGCCAGTTTAGGGGATGCTCGGTCAGATCATGAGCGTGCCCTGACGGTGATTGCCCGGCTGGAGGAAGAAAACGAACAGTACCTCGCTATGCTGGCCGGCAGGCAGGTCTCGCTGGATTCGGCGGGATCGCTCCCTATGATGGTCAGCAAAGCCGGGTTAAATGCGATGCGCGAGAATGCCGCTGAATTTAAACGGGCGATCTTGCCTAGTATCGTTGTACCGGATCAGCCAGAGGGTCGAGGTGTCGACAACCTGGTCAATCGCCTGCTGCGCCGCTGAGGATCCCATGCTTGAATTGAAAGAAGCTTTTGGCCGGTACATGGGACGCTATTACGTCTCGCTCACGCCAACCACCAGGGCGATGAAGTCATTTGCTGAGCGGGGAATCAGTAAGAGCATCGTCTGGGCGCCGGATCGGATGATTGACCAGGTTCAGGACATGCTGGCCGCCTGGCGTAAGAACGACAATGACGGCGGGCCGGGCAGCAGCGCCCATCTGCCGGTCATGATTGTGGCGACCGGCAAGGACTATTCGCCGGTGCTGGGGGATTTTTCTCGACAAGTGCCGGAACCGGAATGGGTGACGCTGCCAGGTGATCCGCACAATCGGATCTTTCAGCTGCGGCAGATGCAGGGCGAACGCCGCGCCCAGATTGTCATTTGTGCCGCCGAGGATGAGACCGCGCGCAGTATGGCGGCGCAATTCACCCTGTTTATCGCCGCGGTCGTCAATCGCCGGTTTGATGCGACATACCGCTTTGCTGGCATTAACCATCTATGGCCTGTGATGCTGGAGGCCACCGACGTGCCGGCGATGAATATCGACTCTGGACAGAAGAACCTGACGATCTTGGCGATCGATCTAACGCTGAAAGAGACGATTCCCTTGTTTTTAGGACCGAAGGCGGGGGAACAGAACGACGGGAAGGGCGATGGCAGTGCCGATAATCCGCATGGCTATCCGGCAGTGGGGCAAGTGATCTCGCACGACCTGGTGCAGAACGTCCATAGTCATGTCGTTGATGGTGCGCCAGACGTACTGTGGCATCAAGGCGTGCCAGAGCTATGAAAATCCAGGCTTCCATTTCCGGCTACGGCATGGCGCCGGCGACCGTGTATTCATTCTACGAGGCGGAATCCGACATTTTGCTGGTCAGTAAAGAAGCTGCATACCGTGCTGACCGATTCAGCGATGCGATTCTGATCGGCGGCGTCGCCCTGGCCGAACGGGACTGTTTGTTTACTGATCTCGACTTCATGGATGCGATTGAAGAGTTTTTCATTCGCTCTAACGGCAAAACGCTGATGATTGACGACAAGGCCGCGCGCTGTGATCCACGCCAGAAGCTGGAACCGGATGGCATGAGCGATTTTGGCAAGCGTCTGTACCGCGTGTCGCCGGACATTACTTGCGGGCAGGTGGCGGTGCTGGCGACGGCGCTGTATGTCAAGACGGCGTTAGGCATCGGCAGTGCGATGGAAATGCAAGACTGGTTTCTCGATGCTGGCCAGGGTGGGTTCGTGACGATTTGAATGGAAAACATCGCCAATTGTAGGGGATGCCGTAGCAGAAAATAGCATCTATATATTCAGCTACAGCGGCCAGCGTGACCGCTCTCCATTCGATGAGCACTCAAATCAAGACGCAACCAAGAACGATTAGCCCGACCCTCACTGGGGCCGGCGTGATGGCCGCGATCAATGTCCCTAAAAACGGGATTGAGGTTGCCGTCACCCATATTGCTTTCGGTACAGGCAAATACAGGCCGAATGGCGCCGAAATAGGCTTGCAGCATGAAATGATGAGGGTAGCGATTGCCGGCGGCGGCAAGGTGTCTCCGACGCAGATTCAGGTGCATGCTGAAGCGATCGCGCCCGTTGGATCGCCATTCTGGTGTGGTGAAATCGGCTTTTACGCCGGCGACACCCTGTTCGCTGTCTACAGCAAGCCGGATCAGCCTATCCTGTATTTTGCGGATGACAGCGTGACCACCGTCTCTTATACGTTGGGCTTAACCGCGCTGCCGGCTGATACAGTGACGGTGTTAGTAGATCCGAACGTCAATACGGCGATCCAACTCATCGGCGCGCATGAAACAGCCATAGATCCCCATCCGCAGTATTTGACTAAGCCACGCGGGGACGTGCTCTACGTCAAAAAGTCGGGTGATGTCATGGGGCCGCTTTCGGTTGCAAGTGGCAAGGCAGATCCGGCGTACACAGCATTCGCGATGGAAATCAGGGAGGCAGTGCGGGCTACCGATTCCATGGGGCGAGACATCAGTTATGCGCCAAAAATGATCTTTCACTGGGGCGGCGTCTGCGTCACGCAAATGCGCCTAACAGCTGACAACGTGCTTGAGGTGGTCGGTGGGGACGGCGCAACTTATGGCGCGCTTCAGGTTGGCAGCATCAATGCCACTGCTTCCATGACGCTCGGAGGCAAGTCTGTCTGGCATCAAGGTAACTTCGATCCTGCTTCCAAGCAAGACAAGCTTCTATTTACACCGGTCCAGCAAGGCACGGGCATCGGTCAGAAATCCAATGTCGTCAAGATAGGCTGGAACGGCGAGAACCTGAAAGTCACTGTCGATGATACCGATTTCGGCGCCGTGATATTTCAGGCGAATCTGGAAGCCGTGCTAAAGAGTTACCTGCCGCTGGCCGGCGGCAGCGTTTCCGGTCTCCTGCGGGTCTCCGGATCTACTGGCGCTATCGGCAGCCTCGGTGCCGGTACACCGTGTATCGAGGTGGCCTCAAGCGGCAAGTCCGATGATGCTTACATGACCTTTCACAAGCCAGGTGCGTATGCAATACATCTCGGGCTAGACGCCAATAATGATCTCTCCGTTGGGGGGTATTCGATGGGCGCAGTTTCCTACAAGCTATGGCATGCCGGTAACTACAATCCGGCCACGAAGCAGGACGCGCTTGGTTACCGACCTTCCCAGGCTGTCGGCACGTGGTTAAACAGTGTGATCGTGGACGACTCACGCGCAAAGAACTATTCGCCGCAAGACCGCGAGATGGGCGTCTATTTCGATTTCAAAAATAACGATGCGGATGGCCTGGCCGATGGCGGCAATCAGCACGGGGTTGTCACGTTCCGACAATGGGGTGTCGGCGGCGACTTCTCGGGCGGCCCGACGCATCAGCTTGGTTTTACAGCCAGCGGGAATCTGTACCACCGCATCGGGACCGCTGATAAATGGGCAGGTTGGCAGCGCCTATTACGACCTGGACAAAACGGCACGTTGTCCGACAGCGGCATGTCCATTATTGCGGATTGCAATAACGCCCCACTCGGCTGGGCGACTTACACGCAGGAGGCAACCGCCAATCGCCCTAGCCCCTACGGTCAGGTCTTCACCGCTTCGCTGACGGGCGCCGCGTCGCCGGTAAACGGCAACTGGGTATTGCAGCGCGCTTTGTCAACCGACAACCAGATCTACACACGTATCAACACGGGCGGCGGCGCCGGCGGATGGAGTACCTGGGCCCAGTCATGGAGCAATATCAATTTTGATCCGGGCAGCAAGGTCAACGGGACCAATATCCGCCTGAACTGGAGCGGTCAGGGCGGCCAGCCTACTTGGGTATTCGGTGGGCAGAACTCCGATAACGTCAACGTCTCCAACCCGGCCAACTGGAGCGTCAATTACGCCAATGGCGCAGGCAGTGCGGACAAAGTGGCTGGCGTACCTATGCGGTTTCAAGAAAATCCCGGTGAACAGGCTTATTACCTGTATGGCGTCGTCGCAGGCCGCGTGGAAATGACGTTGTTCAATCGCAGCACGATGGCAGTCGGTTCGGCCGTGAATGCGACGTATGCCAATCAACTTTCAGGCCAAGGCTTGCAAAACGGCGGCATTGGCGGCTACATCTTGAATAAGAGAAAAGACGGCACCGGCATGCCCGGCACATGGGAGCAGCGTGGACAACCAGTGTACGACTACGGATCAGGCGCAGTCGAAGGAAATGAATCAAGTTCCGTTTTATGGCAAAGGGTATGGTAATGGAAACAATCAAAAAAAAACAAGCAATCGAACAAGTAACAGATATTCCAGCAACAGCAACAGATGAGAGTGCCCAGGAGTTACCGATCATTCTCGAACCAGCGCCGATTCCTCCAGCTCCGCTTGTATTTTCAGCGTTACCGCCAGCGAAGGAAAAAAAGCCGGTCGACCCGTTTGCCTATTCCGACATCAAGGACGTTGTGCGCATGCCTAACGGCTTTCAATGCTCCGTCAAGTTTGACGCCAAGGACGACTACCTGACGTTTCTGGCGTGCGCCGACGATGTCGAAACTCACGGACGTGCTATTTATGCTGAATGCAAATCAGGTAAGCGCGGTCCGACACCGGATTATTTGCCGACTTATGCTGAGTTGCTGGATGCGGCGCAAGCGCGCATCGCGCGCGAACTGCGCCGGGCTAATAGCGAGGTGACGAAGTATCAGGATCGCGTCGACGTGGATGAGGCCAGCGATACGGATGTCGCTCAGGTGAAAGCCTGGAAGAAATATCGGGTGAATCTGAACCGTATCCCCGAGCAAGCGCATTTCCCGCATCCGATCGTCTGGCCGGTTGCACCTGATGACGTCAGCACAGCATTGGATTTAGCATGATCGCCAACAAGAACACGGCGTCGGCCGCGATATTTTATCGCCAGGTGCGGGATTTTGTGGAAAAGACACCGGTATGGGGTATGGCGATTCGCTATCAGTCAAAGCCCGATGAGCGCTTTGATATGACATTGATTTCACGACGCGTCTATGGGCGCCCGGACGAGTTCCTGGTGGTGATGGCGGCGGCCGGCTTGGATTCGGTCGAACAGGAATTGCCGGAGCAATTGCTGGTGCTGCCGACAGAGTCTCAGTTGCTGACGCTCAAGACGACCGCGCGCTTTGGGAGTTTCGGATAATGGCAAATATCAATAGCGCGAAATTAGCTGCCGTGCTGGGTATTCGTGGTTCAGCGAAGGCTGCGGATCAGCTCCGGAAGGCCGATGCAGAGCGTCGTGCCAAGGCCGTCAATCTTCTACGTCCGCACGAGGTAAAAGGCGAATACAGTGCCGAACGCCTGCTGCTGACCTCCTTGGGCGGCGAGGTTCGTCTGATTACCAACGATGACCTGGTGGTGTTCAGGAAGAATGCCAAGACACTGGGCAGCAAGCTCAAGCCAGGTTTAACGGCGCAGCAAATTATCGATCTATCGTTGCCTGAAGACCGCGAGCGGGCCAACGAGCAGATCCGGATGGCTGTGCCGGCGGGAACGAATCGGGGAGATATTCGGTTTGTGACGGACGCGTCGGCCGACTCGGATGTGACTCGGCACTATGTAGCGGTGGAGATCATGAATTTCGATGCGGCGGTGGCGTCGCCGACGGATCCCAAGGCGCTGGCTAAATGGCTGGTCAAGGACAGTCCCTTGAAATTTGAATGCGACTGCGGGCGGTTCACGTACTGGTATCGCTATATTGCTACTGTGGGCGGCTTCGTCAAAGGCCGGCAAGAAGCCGCGTATCCCAAATTACGCAATCCCAGGTTGAGCGGTGTGGCCTGCAAACATGCATTGCGTGTGATGAAGGAATTCAGCAGTAGCTTGGCCGTGCGCGGGATCGTGGCCGGCATGGTGGAGCGCGGACAAAAGGGTGCTATTAAACAGTCGGCGATTGTTGCGCAGACCAAGGCGCGCGAGATCGCTGCCGCACAAGCGCGTAAAAATCGTGCTATCCACGTCAAGCAGCCGAGCAAATCTGCCGCAAGCCTGAAGAGCGCCGTGATAGCCGCAGCAAAGAAGGCGGATAAGGCGGCGGGCATGGCGGTCATTGAAGCGCAAAAGACATTGCAAAAACTCAAGGACGCCGGTCAGCTCTCTCAGGCGGACTTTGATGTGATCACGATGAAACTGAAGGGATAATCATGCTACACAGCGTACCAATGCAAATCAACAAGGCGGCGCGTAGCGTCACGCTGCGCCATCCGAATGGCATTCCATGCCACGCTTTCCGGCAACGGGTATTGCGTCACGCAGACGGCGGTATGGGAGGCATGCCGACGCTGGGCGGCCTTGGCGTGTTGGATTCGTCGGATGAGCCGGATGTCGAGTGGGAGTTGCTTGGCGATGCAAAGCTGTTGATCGTAGAGAATTTCCAGCCATCGACGGTGGTTGACCGCGGCGATGCGTTGGATAACGCCGAGCCGCAAATTGTCGCGCTGATAGAGGCATTGAGGCCGGCAGAGGATCCCGCTCACTTTATGACGAAGACCAAGGACGTGCTGTACATGCTGCTGCATGCCGATGTGAAGATCGCCTACGAAGTTGTGGCGATCGATGGAGACATCAATATCGCACCGTACAGCAGAAAATACATACTGCACAAACGCGATGACCTGACCTATATCAACGGATTCAAAGGCTAGTCACTAGGAAAACACCCCTCAAATCGCTCT